CTATCTCCAGGAAGTGGGATATAAAGTGTTCTATGAGACTGCGACTTTAGACCAGTCTGCAAAAATCTAAACATCTTGTCTTCTGCATCAGCAGATAACTTTGCGCCCTTAAGAGTAATTATGTATCTAGGAACTGCTTTATTTTCAAAATAATCAATGTTATATTGTGTTGCTAATTGATCTCCAACAAGTGATGGCAATGCAGCAATGATATCTGGTACACCATAATATGTGTTTAATGGTGAATACTGTTTAAAGTGAATAATTTCATTTGCTCTACGATCTGTTGTAATTGGATTTACATTCTTTGCCCCAAAATTTCTAAAGTAAATTACAGATGGACCAATAATTTGAACATAGCCATCTTTTAGTCTACGAATACGAATTGTTGTTGCTGGAATGTGTCCAACATAACCAATCTCGCCAGTAACTGTACGACCAATTTCCATATAGCCATTTCCAGTTGCTTGCATATCTACATAAATTTTTTCCATTGTTTTTGTAAAACTATCGTCATCATTTAGACTTTCTAGCCAATCTTTGATTTCAATCTTTGCACGTTCAATGCGCTTTCTTGCTCTACCTAGTGAAGTTTCATCTTCAACGTTTTCAAGTTTAAGCATTGTTCGTGAACCTACAATAAAGTCATATCCAAGACCTACGACATTTTCTACTTTTGCATCGATTGCTGCATGATTTGCAAATGAAGTATCATAATAGTTTGCTAATTCGTAAAGATTGTATGGTGGTGTAATAACATCAAATAGTCCGTAACCATTTCTAATTACTGCGCCAGGATTTATAGCCTTTGATTTTGCATCTTCAACACCTGCTGGACTTGAGTTTGCACTATTAAGGTATGCGGTTGCTGCTGTATCTACCTTGCCTAAATTTCTTGATGTGCGTCTTTTAAAGTTTTGATCTAGATTTCCTAGTCCTTTTAAATCATCCCAAGATTTTCCAAAAGGATCGCTCTTCTTAAAGGTATCATCTTTTTCTACTGGATCGCTAATTGATGCGCCAAGAATGTAATCTTCATTCATTATTCTTCACCATGTGTCTTTAGTGTTTGCTGTGCATCATAAACTGCACCAAGATCGTTCATATTTGGAATAAGGCCTTCACGCATTCTTGATAGTTGTTCTGTATATTCCATTTCACTTACTCTTTTAATTCCTGGATGAAATGCTGCATGACCACCTTCACATCCATAATATTCCGCTGATCTTCTTAATTCAGCCATTTTTTGTAAATCGCCACGCATTGATGGTATGTTAAGAAGGTTTCCATGACCATCTCCAAACGCTTTTCCGTTAGGCTTCATCCAAATATAAATACCCCAGTCGTAACCTTTTTCAATTACTTTGAGTTTAGACTTACCGACTTTGTCTGGTTTTGGCTTATTCATAACCACAAGTATACCATATTATGCTGGAGTTATAACGTATTCTTGCCAGGAAGCATCCTGGTATGAGGCTACGCTATTTGACACTATCTTAAAATCATTATTTAAATCATCAACAACTATGGTTCTACTTCCAATATAAGTTTTGTACACTTCTGAAGGATCTACTATGTACCTAGAGTCTCTAGACCTAATTAATAGATTATTCCAATCCCCTTCGTTTTCCCATATTTGCCAACTTGCTTCCTCATCTTCAACTTCTTGCCAGGTTCGCAACACTAATCTTTGAACTACCTGAAGAGGTGTGCCTTGATAAAAAGAAATATTATTAAACATCATAAGGTACTTTAAAACAATACTTCCAGAGTGATTATTAAAACTTAAAGAAGAGTTAAAAGAAACTCCAAGAGAGTACCACTGTTGTATATCCATAACAGGTTCTCCAACTAACTTACCGTTTAAATAATAAGATAAGTCTGTAAAAATAGATCCAGTGGACCTTGTCTTAGCAAATACTACTCCTCGTTTTCCACTTGATGAGTTTGCCTTTATATAAAAATCTAAAGAATCGGTTTTATAATTTATTTCAAATATTTTAACTGGATTTTCAGGGAAAGCAAACAAGTCACACCTTGTAAAAATTTGAAACGCACTTAAAGAATACTGATCGATAGATGTAGAAGAAATTGGAATTGAAATTCCTCTTTCAACATCATTAATACCATTTCTTAGTTCTAATCCGCTTTTTCTAGTTAAATATAAATAAGGGGTATTATCTTTATCAATAATTAAAGGATTTTTTCCTTTATGATTTGTATAAAATCCTACCTTTTTAAATGGATAAACATCTGTTCCATGTTTAGTTCCTATTGCAGTATTTGAATTATAATTAAGTGTTTTTGCAGCAAACTCTAGTTTTCTTAAAAAAACTTTTTTCTTTAAAATACTTTTAACTTTAAAGTTAACAAAATAAATTAAAGACATGTTAGATAGATTAACATTTTTATCTGGATAAATCAAATATCCATCAACTAATTCAAAACGCTTGTCTGCCCAAGAGGTGCTATTTAAATCTAAAATCCTGGACTGATTTGCAGAAACATCTGTATAGTCTTCATCTGGTTTAGAGTAACCATTAGCCGTATAGTCAAATGCAATGTAAGATCTAACAGACGCCTCTGAAGTTAAGTAAGGATTTGATATAGATGAGTTAGTCCAATATGTCTGACCACCTGAAGGAATATCTGATGGAGATGGATAGTCAATGTTAAACTGTACATAATCTAAATCATTAACCGTATTGTTTGAAGCATCTGTAACCTGAGACATTAAAGAAGACACAGGTAAATAATCTCTCCAATATCCTGATACTGAAATATCCAAGAAAAACTTTCCATATTCTTCAAATGGAGATAGGGTATAACTAGCAATATGTGAAATCAAAGACGAATAAGCATTTACAGTTGCAATTCCATTAGAAGAAAAATGACTGTCTATTTCTAATGAATTTTTTATTGTTGATATGCCAAATGTATAAATTCTTCCAGTAAATTTATCATTATTAAAATCATTACCAACATATAGTTTTAAAGAAAGAGGGTTGGATAAAAACTGAGACAGTCCTAAAATATTATTGCTTAATAACTTGCTAAACTCAAATCCTGCAACGAATTCATGAAGCGGAATTGCAGCAGATGCAATAGTAGTTATTGTTCCATTGTAACAAAAAACATAGTTGATATTTCCATTAGTAGCAAGCCTTCTAATTTTTAAATAGTTGTTGTTGTCTTGAAACAGACACATTAAAGTTTGATCTGTCGAAGAACTTGTAAATTCAAAAACACCGTATATAGCATTTATAGACGACTGCATAAAACTTAAATTATTAAAATAAATAGAAGAATTAATTGAGTTCCAAGTAGAGTTAGGATTTAAAGAAAAAAATGCTTCTCCATCATCTTGTATTGCAAAACTATCTTCTTCTAACTGTGATAAAGTTTTTGTTCCTAAATTAAATGTTGGCAAACTGTATTCTGGAGTTTTTAATGATGTATCTGTTGCATTTAAATTATCAATGTCTGCTTGTTGCCATGATAGATTTAGTGGGTATGTTTTATTGTTATTATATTTAGAAACAGAGTAATCAATTTCTACCGATGTACCTCCATAATAACTATCAATAACCTCAGAAGATAATGGAATTCCTTGTCCATAAACATAGTGTGATTTAGCAACTAATGTTGACATAGAATATGGAAAGATAGAAAATGATCCCAAAATAATTGGATCTACAACTTGATCTTTATATGCATAAAATCCAACCCAGTCATTACTTTTATCATTTAATGTAAATTCTTCTGGCAAAGTTAAATCTTTTGTAGTAAAAGATAATTGTCCAACTTCTTCTCCATTTACCAACAAAGTAGCAGAATCTTTAATGAGTCTAATATGAACTAGCATTGGCCTAAACCATTCGCCAACGTAGTGAGAAACAAAATTATTTCCAATTACTAAAGTTAAAAATGCATTTTCAACATATAAACCATCAGTTGAGTTAATTGGTCCAAATATTCTCTTAGGAGTTGTTGCATTAGAATCTATATTTAACCAGCACTCTACTGTATAATTTTGATTTCTACCCGCTTCATTTAAAAATCCACACCCTGGAAAAATTATAGATGGTCTAGCACTAATAATAAACTCCGATTGGTCAAAATCTTTTAAACTTTGCCAACTATCATTTTCTTCCCAATATTGCCATGCTTCTGCTTCTGTTTGCTGCCAAGACTGAGTTGTGATTATTTCTTCATGCGGTATAAGTTCAACAGAACCACTAGATCCAAAAACTAAGGGGATGGATCCATGCCTTGCTACAAGATTATTATTAGCAACAACATAGTATCCGTTTTTATCTGAAATACCATATGCGTCTGCAATTACAGCACCGTCTACACTTAAATTAATTGAAGATGGCAAAGCAGTTTGTTGTTTTCCTAAAGACTCTGCTTGATATTCTTCACATAGTTGTCCCATTGTTAAGCCATGCCAACTAAATCTGTAATCTGATGATGATGAGCCTGCTGTGCTTGTTGTTATTTTAATAACAATATCAATTGTTTCATTTGTTACTCCAGCAGGTATGTCAAAAGTACCAGAGACAAAAAACCATCCTCTTTTTTCTTGTGTATCAGAAAAATTTAAATCTTTATATACTGTTGATCCACCAGAATACTTATAGCCAATAGAAAGTTTAGTTAGGTGTCTACTTTCTGAATAAACCCAGGAACCAATACAAAAAGTTTGAAGATTAGCGTCAAGATCATCAAAACCTATAAAGCCTGGAGTTTCTAAGACTATTGGACTATTTTCATTTGTAATTTCAACAGAAAGAATGTCTTCTTCAGGAAATGGGTATGGAGACATTGATTTAATTACTGCAGATGCTGGAGAATACGTTGTTACTGCATTTGTAACAGTCCAATCTTCGTACCCAGTAAATAAATCTGCTCTAACTGTATTACTAATCAAACTAATATAATCAGCATTATCGTCTAAATGCCATATAGCAATAGGGTGCTCTGAATATACCTTTTCAGCATACAGATTTGATAAGACTGTCATAGTGTCTTAATTATATCAGGTACCAGTTTTAATTTCACAATAATCTGTAGTACAGTACATTTCTCCAACGGAATCAAGATTCTCAATACCGTCATAAATTGCATCAAAGTTAATGTGAGCGACCTTTCCAACATAAGCATCATACTCTTCTTTAGTAATTTGTGTGTATGGCTGTTGTGGATAAGTATGATTTCCCATTGGAAGGAATGAAACTGCTTTTAA